TATTTTTCTCTTCTGTTAATCCAATATAGTTCATAGTAGTCTGAAGGTCTGTGTGATTGAACAGCTTCTGAAGAGATAATAAACAATCAGGATCGAATGGATGAGTTTTATGTATCCAATAACCGAAAGATTTACGCAAGCTATGTGAACTTACGGCATATTGGATGTTGGCTGCTTCTACCGCTTTCTTTAATTTCTTTCTATAATCATCTGTCTGCCACTTTACAACATCGTTATACTCAACAACATAATGAAGATATTCACCAATTGTCTCATATTGTTTCTGCTTTTTGTAAGCTGAAGTAATATTTTCTTTTCTTTTATCAGAAAAATCTTTTTGTAACGCATCACACCAAATCTCTACATTTCCATATATAATAGAATTAACATCCCTCTTTAACCATGTTGTCTTAGGATCATATTCAAAAATATAATCATTGTAATGTTTCATCGGATCTACTTCTGTATGCGACAAATAATTATCAACTGCTTCCCATACCATATTATCACCAATTCGTCTACCGAGAAGCAATTCCAATAATGTAATAAGATATCCATCCCATTCGTTATTCTTCTCAAACCACTCGACAACATTTTTAATATCTTCCATATTCCAAAATGGCTGTACTTCTGTTTTTCCTTTTTTCTTTGTTGCATAATCTCTTGTCTGTGCCATATTTATCAACCTCTTTCTTTCTATTTACATCGGTGTAACAATTCCTCATCATCTATGATGTTTCCAATAATACTTAGAAAAATATCTGGATCTGGATAAACACAAAATTTGACAAAATCCATTACAAATGGATTCTTATTGATTTCTTCTAATATCCACTGTAATTTTTTTTCATTTTTGTAGCATCGTAAAATACAATAATATCGTTTTCCTGTTTTCATATTCTGTAAACACACAACATCTTTTTCGTAAATTGGAGTAGGTGCATCCCATCCATAATAGGGATTGTGCAAAGAGAAGCACATGCATACTGTATCTTTATTAATTTTTACCGATTCATTCGATGATGTTTTAATTTCATCACATCCTATTAAGGTGCCTGTTACCCATTCTCTGCTCCATCTTTTTTTTGCTCTATATAATTTAATAATATCTATGCTAGGGCTAGAAATCCAATTTGTTGTACTCATTATAATCACTCCTTTACTTGTATCCATATTCTCTCTTTAATTCTGGAATCTTTGCTCTTATTTCGTTCACATCGTCGCACCATCTGACTTCAATACTCTTTACATCCTTACCTTCAAATACACAAAATAAATCTTTTATATGATCCTTTTCTCTCTGTCGTGGTCGTTGAATTCCATCCATAATAATTCGACCACAGGACAAACAAATAAATTCGCTTCTCTTTTTTGGATTTCCGTTTTTACAATTATTTTTCATATATGTATTCTCTCCTTTCGTTTTTTTACAATAAAAAAGAAGCAGGTTTAATTTCTGCTTCTAATATACTTTCTTATATATACAACACTATTTTTTATTTAGATAATTCAAAATCACGCACAGAAACAGACTCATCAAATTCTTTACAAAGTAAAATTTTACGCAAAACAGTTTCTGCCTTCTCTAAATACCTCATATCATATTCCATGCATTCTCTTGCTTCCTTTACATTTTGGCATAAATCATCATTATCTTCGTCTGGATTTGTAGCGGATTCAAAATCGAGATGAACAGATAATAAAATTTCTATAATACTTTCTAATTCTAATTTTTCCTTTTTCGTTAATATATATAAATCTTTCATTATATTCTCCAAATGTCTGTTTCATCAGGTTTTCAAATCATCAAATTTATGTTTTCTAGCCACAGCTCTGCATACTTCTTTAATAACATTTCTCTGTCTTTCTGTTTCTGCTTTTTTAAGCAACTCTTGTTTTACTTCCTCAATAACAGATTTTTGCGCATTATATAAGACACGTTCATTCATTATTATTCACCTCTTCCGCTTGAAAGCAATTTTTCTTTGGATTTAATATCCAAGTTTTTGCATTCTTTCAATATTAAATTTCCAACAAGTTATTACTGATGAACCATATTTATTTATGGCATCTTGTCTTAATCCTTCACTTGTGAAAATTAATTCAAGATTTTTTAAATCATTAAATAACTTCTTACTCATTCTAGGATAATAACTATCAAATCCTTTACGAACTTTTTGTGTAACAATTTGATAACAAACTCCATTATCAAGTATCAAATCATTTTCACTTATGTCTAATATATTTCTTCCAACTTTCAACTTAACCATAATATCATATCCTTTCTTTTGAAACAATTTTTTCATTTTATTTAATTAAATTCACCAGCTACATACATTTTCCCAATATTGTGACCTTCTCTTAATTCTCTTGGTGTAAAATCACAGATTCTTTCAAAGCAACCATTTTCATTATTTCTAATAAAAATATCATGCATTTTTGTTTTATCACTCCATGTATATTTTCCATTAAGAGCAAATATTGAATTTGTATATATGATTGCACATGGTTTTACAATATTAATATTATCTAATTGATTAATGCATGAAGTTACTCCGTTTTCTGCATTAATTATAAAATCAGGAATAATTGGAAGGAGTTTAGAATTTATTAATTTTCCATCCTCAAAATATATTTGCATAATCTCACCTCCGAATCATAAAAAGAAATCGTCATTTCTTATTATAAGTTTCCAGGCTCACCACTCATTACAGTATGCAATCCACGCATTAGTTGTGGCGTAGCCGGAATTAAATGTGGATTATCAATTCTTTTTCTAACTCCTTCAATACTATCATACCAATAATCGCATTCAAGATAAGGCATATATCTACCATTTACGCAATAAATATTATTTCCCTTATACTTTTCAACAAAATATTGATTTTCATTCTTTTGCTTACATTCTTCTGAGCAAACTGGTTTATTTAGTTTCCTATCTACGGTCTTAATATTTCCATTAATGTCTTTAATTTTAAATGTACCAAATAACGTAGTTTTAGGTGCTGATGCAAACTCTTTAATACCAAAATACTCAAATTCTTTACCACAAACAGGACATTTCCATTCCATTTATACCACCTCTTTCAATCTACCCATATAAAATTGACTCTAAATCATCAATCACAATTTCCATCTGTCTTTTTACTTCTTCTTCTTTAATTTCTGTAAGAGATAGTTTATAATCTTTAATTTTCTCTTCAATTTGATCACAACACCATGTAGGATTATTTCGTTTTCTATTCATCTATACCACCTCTTCCAATCTTCCAAGTAAATCAAGTATTTCTGAAGTTGATGCATTGGGGTTTTTATCCTCCATTTATACCTTTCTACTAATTTCTGCAAAGAAATCGACACTCACATATTTAATCTCCGTTATGAATGTAAAATTCATTACCTTTTCTATACCATATTCTTTTACAATTCTACTAAGTCATGAAATAGCGCTAAATCTTCCCCTATATTTTCATGATATCCACGATCAGAAGCAAATTCTCCAAGATAACTCATGTACTCTGATCTCTGTTTTAAATACCGTTCTTCACTCATCTTTCTAACATTTTCATTCCGCTCTGTAGTTATACTTCCATTCCTCGTAAAGATCCATACTCTGTCGTCACTCCTTCTAACAGTGTCTTTTTCTTCGATGACATGACATGGATACCAATTACCACAAAGTTTAAATTCATACATGTGATTCCAATTTCCATTACATTCTTCTATTGGCATAGCTCTCCTCCTGAAAGTTAAATTTCATTGTCTATTAAAGTGTAAATATAAAACCATCTTGGATATCCGTCTTGCCAAATTTCGCAATAATGTCTATGTCTACTTACTTTATTCTCTTTATATAATTCTGCAAGCAGCTTGCCGATTTCAGGTACTTTCGGTGATCCATATGGATACCATTCTATTATTTTAGGATTGAATTTATTTACATATGCGTTTACAAAATTTTCTGAGACAATATCAATAAATTCATTCTTATTCCGTGACATATATTCAAGTATCCATTGTTTTTTATCTACTTTCATACTATCATATCCTTTTAAAGTGAAACTTAGATTTCATTTATAACTTCTTGTACTGCACTTTTCTCAAATAAACACAACACTTTTGGAAATAATTTAATTCCATCAGGAGCGTATACATTTTGCTCGAATAATTTATGAATATATCCATTTTTCTGAAATAACATCATAATTTCTACACTAGATGTGCTTGTTGTGCATTCCATTAAAACTCTCATATTGTGTTCTTTTGCATATTTAAGACACTCTTCTACGATAAATACATCGCTTAATATTAATAAATCATTTTCATCTTTTGAAAATTTAGGTATATATTTACTCATTTTAATTTTCCTTTCATTCCACAAGAAAACTTGGTTTCGTCAACAACTTAACTATTCGCTATCTGGTTCAAAACCTGCGTTAGTCCAACCCCATTTTATTAACGCCTTTTTTACATTTTCTAAATCTTGTTCTGTTGTTCCACGCCATATTTCTTTTACTTTAACATAAGTTGTACTATTTTTTATATGATCATATAAATACCAAGTCTCATCTTCATCTAATACCGCATATGGATAACCATATTCTTTTGAATAAATTTTATTTCCAACGCTTATCATTTCTGCCATGTAACTCTCACTCCAATCTATTTAATTCCAGCTTCCTTACACAATTCTAAAAACTCATCCTGACTAATTTGCATTTCTGGTTTAATAGTTGTCTCATAATAATGAATTGTATCTGCCGCAAGATTATAATTCTTATCAGACTTTGCAAGATTAACCATTGATTCTAATGTAAATTTTACAATACCTATGTATTTCTTCTTATCTATTTTATCCATATTATTCACTCCAATCTTTAATCATTTGTTCGATTTTAGGACTATCTGGACTTATGCCAAGACATCTGATCCATCTTTCGGCACATTCGCAGAATCCTTTATGATACATAAACTCTGAATTTTCTTCCAATTCATCAGCATTAACATTCTCATCTTCCATAAATAATCTTACTTGTGCTTTATGATCCGCATATGATATTAATAAATTTTCGATTGCATTTCCTGTAATATTCATATCTTTCATATTATTTCGCCTCCAATCTTCCAATGAAACTATTATTTCAATACTTCCCATTTAGTTACAACAATTTCTTGATATTGACGATTATTATAAAATCTCCATCCTCCATTTTTTGTTTTTAATTTCCACTCAATTACTTTAAATGGCTTTAAAAAACGTCCTTCATTGTAAGCTGCTACTTCGAACTTGTTGCTTTTTGTCTTCCAAAAATAATAATTATTATTTTCATCTTTAAAATAATAATAGTAGTATGTTGGATTGCAACTCTTATCTATACATTTCAACATTCTCATCACTCTCCAATCAATTAATCCTTACGATGTATAAGTTACAATTGTTTTCTGATTAAAACCAAATAATTTTATTAGCCAATCAGAGTTCAAACAAATTATAATTCGAAATCCGTTCTTAGTAAAATATCTTAATTTAATATCAAAACTTTTACTCGGATTTCCAATTCTTAAATACCAATCATTATCTCTATGTTTTAGCCTCTGAAATTTCATTTCCATCACTCCCTCATTTTCAATATATCTTTCTCAAACCATTTAACTAGATCCTCAAAATCAATCTTAGTATCACATATAATTGCATATGCTGTATTATAATCAATTATATATTCCAATGCATATTTGACTCTGTTCGCTTTTACATCAACATATCTATATATTTGATACTCTTTATTAACTGCACATATATAATCCACAGAAAATAATGGAACAGTTTTGCTCTGCTTTTGCAACAAATCAACGAATGATGTTGATTTTAATTCAATGATTTCCACTAATTTATCTTTATATTTTGCTTTCATTATAATATGTCTCCTAATGATTTTATTGACTTAATTGAATGGTATATAATCTTCATCGTTTTCTTCATTGTCGATACAAGTATCATAACCATCGTTTCCTATTGTAAAATGCTGAAGAAAATCCACTTCAATAAAGTTTGCCATTTCTTGAATTTTTCTTGTAATATTAATATCATTTACACTTACATCTTTTGAACCATTTGGATGATTATGAACTACAATAAATTTATTTGCACCAGACAATAATAAGAATATTGCAAGTTCTCTCATTTTTATAATAGAAGTGTCTGCACTTCCATGTGATAGTTCAAACACTCCTTGTGGAATCATTTGACAATTAAATGACATAACATAAACATATTCTTCTTCAAGATATTCAGTTTCAAATACCTGATTAAAAAAATCCACCATTTTATCATATGAAGAAAAATCAGAATTCCATTGAATTTTCTCTTTCTCTTTTAACATAGGCAAATTATTCTCTTTGTTCCTAAATGTAATATATCTTTTCAATTCCATTATATATTCTCCTTTAAAAAATAGATTTTGCAATTATATCAGCAGCCATATCATTGTACTGATTTAAATTATTTTTTAAATATATTTTTGTTGTTTCTGTTCTGGCATGTCCCAATAATTGTTGAACTACATATATATTTTCATCTGTCTTCTCCAACATAATATTTGCAAACGAAGCTCTTAACTTGTGTGGCGTTACCGAATATCCTAATGCTTCTTTTGTATATTTTTCAACTATATCGGATAATGATCTTTGTGTTATGCGTGTTTTTGATTTCGAAACAAACAAAGCGTCTTCATTGCTCACAATATCTTCTCTGTCACTTAACCAATCTACTATTGCCTTTTCTAATTGTGAACTCATTGTAAACGTTTTGTCTTTATGTCCCTTCTCAATTACACTTTTAATAATATGATTTTCAAAATCAATATCTTCAATATTTATTTCACTTAATGCTGTTTCACGTATTCCGGTTTGCATAAATAACATCATAATTGCTCTGTCTCTTGATTTCCATTTATATTGCATTGCCACAGATCTTCTATTTCCTGCACCACATTCAACAGCTAATAATATTTCCTTTAAATCATCTTCGTCTAAAAATTTCCTATTTACAAAATCTTCACCACGCACTCTTTTAATTTTATTCATAGGATTTTCAATTATATAATCATTTTCTAATAAGAAATCAAAAAAACTTTTTAATACGCTATGATAACATTTTTTATAAGATAATGATGATTGTTTCTGATTTCCATTATTATCTGTTATATATTCTATTGAATCTAAAAAACGAGTAATATCAAATTTACTTATTTGATCAGCTTCAATTTCTTTTACATTTTGAGAATTGATAAAATATAAAAATTTTGCAATTTTTCTAATATATTCCCTACAAGCCGTTGGTTGCCTACCTGCTTTAAATTCATAATAATATTCCGTAACATATTGAGGTAATGTAGACAATATTTCTTTTATATTTTTTTCAATTTGAAATGAATGCTCTAATCTACCTTTCATTTCAATCACCACCCTTTATTTAATCATACTATTTAATTTTTCTATACTATTTAATAGATTTTTTAAACTATTTGTAGTATCTTCAATTGTTTTAGATAAATCTTCTACGTCATCTTTCTCCTCTTTTTTATCAGCCTCCTTGTTTAAACAGTCTGCGTAAACATGACCACCATTTTCAATATACATATTAAATAACATATTCCCTGAAACTGTTTCAAATAATTTTCCATTATGATAAACTGCATAATCAGGTACTTCATTTATTGGTGCTTTGTATCTAAAAATACATATAATTGCAAATTGTGTATCATCATAAGTATCAAAATAATTTTTCTCATTTGGCTTATCACTTGCAATATAATACCATTCTTTCATAGTATTTTACCTCCTTACTTTTTCACTTCGTCTATATCTTACTTTTGCTTCTTTCTCTTCAATAAATTTATCTTGTAATGAGTCAGCCCTACCACCTTGTAATGTTGTTTGATAATACAATCTCTGTTTATACCATGTACTATATGGTTCAGCCATGCGTTCATAATATTCGTCTACATATTTAGGAAAAAATGCATTTATGTCTTCCATTAAAGCACCTTGACCAAGCATTTGTTCAATTGTACCATCTGACAATCGAACAATTTTCTTTGTTTCAGGATCAAATAATACGGAAAATGATTGTTGCGATATACCATAACTAGACCACAAATGTAACATTTTATAATGGTCTTCCGTAAAAATCATATATCGTTCAACATATAATTTCCCTGTTTTAAAATCCTTATATCTAATTCCTGGATGTTCTTCTTTATCATGTTTGTTATCTCCATATTTTATATGAGTCCTATCGCTCTCACCTCGTAATGCTTTTGCTTTTTCTTTTTGATACTTTTGCTCGACTCTATTTGCTGTAATATTTTGAGTGTATCTACCAGTTTGTGTATCTTTTAACCAAATATCACCATTATAATCTCTTTCTGTAACCATAATATGATTGGTTCTTAAATCTCTTTTCGTCATATTATAATCATAATAGATGTTCAGTTCGTCATCTCTATATCTTGTTTTATGATCTTCATCTTCCATAGAATTTTTTATATTTAAAGCACCCTTACAACCAAGTCCAAACATTGTATAAAACAATCCAAATAATCCCATACAAATCACCTTCTTATCTACGATTCATTTTATCTTTGTAGTCTTCACCAAAATGTTTTTTCATAAATTCATTTGCGCTACGTTCTGCATCGCTTTGTTCTTTCACTTTGTCTATAAAATGAGGAATTCCAAACATTAAAATAAATCCGATAATATATGCTATTGTTTCTCCCATATAAATCAACCTCCTTCAGTCTAATTATACCATACTTATATATTCTCTACTATTTCTTTGCACAAAAAAAAGCGACTATAAAAGTCGCTTTCCTATTTAGTGCTAATAAGCACCGCTTTAATCTACAATAGTAGAAATTATATTAATAATATACTTATATTTAAAAATTGTCAAGCATTAATATTATTTAATATATCTCCCATGCTTTGAGTTCTAGCAATCTCTTTTGCATCTCCCTTTTCAATAAATCCTTCTTTTTCTAATTCATGCAAAACTTTCAATTTCTTCTCGTAATCAGTGCATGTGTGTCTATTTCCTGCTTCTAATATTGCCATCGCATGTTCCTTATTTTTGATATATCTAAGTGGGTTTGACCTTTCTAGTTTTCGGATCAGTTTTTCCCTTTGTACACTGTAGCGTTCGGCTTGGCGATCTTCTAACATGGATATCTGATCCCATTTATACTCAAGTTTTTCCTCTGCAATTTCTTTTGCGCCATCTTCACTTATACCTGTTAACCTGCACAGTCTATTGATCCACTCCGCTTGTTTTTCTTCTTCTGTTTTTCTTTTTGTTGTAACGCTCGATCCTTCTAGTTCTCTTTTTATTTTGTTGAATTTTCGCATTTCAGCGAGCGATGTAATCTTTACTGCCATAGGAAGTTTCTCATATCCGTATCCGTTCCATTTGCCTTGTGGATTGAAAGTCTGCAAATTGTTCTTTTTGCAGACATTTATAAGTTTTCTATTACCTTCCAAGCTAATTACTTTTTCTTTGTATTCCTTTTGCATACTATCACTCCTTGTTTATTTTATTAAAGCAAATAATATCCATAAACCTACTCTTTACACATAAAGAATCACATCGTCATATTGAACCTCATAATCCTGTACAATCTTATCCAAACAATTCTTTTCGTTTACATCTTCCCTTGTTTCTTCGTCTTTGACCGATATAAATAATGGTTGTATATCTGGATCATGCAATAATTCAAGTAATTCTCCAAGTGTCATATCATAATTACTTATTAGTTCATAAATACTCATTTCTTCCGTGGGTATCTCTTTTGCTAAACTAAAGCCACTAATAGCGTCTGTTTCGTACTCTGCTAAATTTACACCAGCAATCTTTCCACCATGCTCAATCACAAATATTTTCCACATATTATATATACCTCCATCACTCTTCATCATCTATCTCTTCATCTGCTATATCATAATCAGAACCTTCTACGAATTCACCATCTTCGTCACACTCACAATATTCCAAAGCCCACTCATCAATATACGTGAGTTCAATACCTTTTTTGTATGTACATTTTTTACTCGCCAACTCTGCAACAGCTTCATCTTTCTCACTCATTTTCCATCTTTTGACTTCCGTTGCGTTTGCCCAATCATTGATAACGGTGTCTCCCTTTTTGAATTTTTTCATTTCCATTTTTGATAATGCTGCATCTCCGTGCAATAAAATAATTGTATTAAACATAATATAACCACCTTTCTTTTATTGTGAATTAACAAAGCGGTCATGTTTATTATAACATAACCGCTTTCTCTTCATCAATATTTTTATTGTGCCGTGAATTTTGAAATTACTCATTTACTTCATAATAAGTACAAAAATCACTATCATCTCCTATTCCACTATAAATATAAACCAATTCCTTACAGCCAATACTATATGGAACTTGGCTTAAATCGCTTCCATGAAAAACCTCCCTTACACTGCCAGTTTCTTCTTCGATCACAAGAACTTTAACTTCTCCTTGACAATCAACTTGATCCAATAAATCATTTAATGTAAACATAATATGTCTCCTTTCCATTCTTTTCTTTTAATTAGTTTATTGCATCCTTGCTTTGTTCTCCAATCTATCAGGAAATTTCCGTTTCATTGGATTATTTCCACCCAATATCTCTTGGTGTAATTTTAATATAGCAATTAGTTGACTTTGATTTTCCAATATTTACACCAATAAGAATGTCTGTACTTCTTAGTTCCATTTCCGTGCTAGAAATTTTACAAAATTTTGTAATATACCAAGGAAGTTTATTTTTAATCCAAGTCATTCTCATTGACATATTACCCTCAAGTTTTTTGTATAAAGAATACATTTCATTTTTCTGTGTGACATATTTTTGTTTATCATCAACAATTTCTCTCATACATTCATTCCTCATTGCACTATACATATTCCTAAGACTATCTGATAATGATGTAAGTTGATCTTGGATATTTTTTAATTGCTCATAGCTTTTCATTTTATCTACCTCACTTTTCACAGTAAATCATCGTTTCATTATATTTTAAATCCAACATTCGTTCAGGAAATATTCTGTATCAATCATTCCACAAAACCACTGAATCGAATCTGGAATATTTCCGTTTTCTACTGCTTCTTGCCATTTTTCACTTGATGAGTTCTCATAAGTTTCAAGTTCATCTTCGATTTTATCTAGTATAGAGCAATAATCTTCAACTCCGTATTTATTAAATACATAGTCATAGATTTCTTGAAAATCTGCACAATTTCTTAATACTTCCCATCTATCTTTGCTCATAATGTTTTCCTCCAATCTTCACAATAAATCCTCATTTCATTTTTATAAAAATTTTTTAATATCAATTATAAAAATATTTCTCTGTGTAATTGTTTCTTTTATGGTTGGTAAACTTTTGATATATTTCTCGTCTAATTGATTTTCTCTTTCTAATACATCTATTAATTTCTCTAAATTTTTACTACCATGATTTACACGAAATTCACCAAATTTATCTTGTAAAGTATAGAAACATGTACCATCTGAATAATCTTGTCTGTGAAGTTTTAATCCAAGATATTCATTTACACAAAGATATTCATTGCCAATAATTTTTCTATATTTCGTTATATCTTTACCAACAATTTTATACACAGCTCCACAATCTTTTGATTCAAAATCCATGTTAAGTGGAATTAAAGAATTATTACATTCAAAATAACATTTGTTATTTACAACATAATAACAACCATTATATGTTTTTATGGTCTCTTCCAATATCCATCCATTTGATGATTTGCAATATTTTTCTATAATATAATTGTTTTTTCTATTTCCGAATTTATCAAAAAACTGATTTCTAAATTCGTTATAATTCAAATATCCATCTCTCATTTTTATTCCTCCATTCTTCAAAAAATTCTTGTTTACTTACCTATTTCACGTCCCATTTTACTTCATAACCAGTAATTTTCTTTCCAAAATCACAAGCATGTACAACTACAGCTCCGCAATTATCGCACCATAAAGCAAAACTATTAACTCCTGCCCCCATCCTATTAGCACCACCACGCCGCATTTTTGATCCACACCAGATACAAGTACATTCATTTGGAATCTGCACTCCATTGTTTACAACATTTTCAATTTCCATTATCATCACCCCACTACTTAATCTCTTAAATGATCGCTGCCCTCATAGGTATTTACATTTTTCATTTTGTAACAGCCTTCAGCCTTGTTGCTTTCTCCGTTATCTTTCCATGTAATGTATCCACCATAATGATTTTCAACTGCCTTAACAGCTTTATTCCACGAATACTGTATATCTTTATGTATATTTACATATTTATCCCATAATTCTTTTGCTTTATCCAATGATTCAGTAACAACCATATAATAAAAGTCTACACAATATCCACTTGCTGTCCATCTAACTATAAATTCATGCATATATCATCACTCCATTTCTACACCAATTCGTCAATCTTAACTACATCAGGATTATCACTAAACCATGAATCATTCTCTGCAATTTCCTTTAACTCAATAAAATCTCTTTCAGAATCAAAGCAATCGTTGTGTTTCAAATAAGCTGCTTTCACCTTTTCTCTTGCATCTTCATATGACTCTGCCTTTACAATTCCAACAGCCAATTCTTCAATCCTGTAAACATATAAGTTTGTAATATCTAACATAATCATCACCTCTTTATAATTTTATCTTCCCATAATCTGGAATCATCTGAATAAATTCATCTGCATTTGTAAACTGTTTATTGATTTCAACCCAATACTGTTCGTTATTTGTATCTGTACAACAAGCTTCTAATTTAAAATCATACTGTGCGTAAATCGTTAAGCATAGTTCTACTTTCTGAATAGATACACCTTCTGGAACTTCTTCAACAGTTGCATACTCTTCCAGAAAGCTATCAATTTCGCTTTCTTTTAAATCATAATTGTAAAATGCCTGTAATGGCTTGTCTGTGTTGTCTAACTCATTAAATGTAATTTTTGTATAATCTAACATATTAAGCACTCCTTCCTATAATAAATCTCTTAACTTCTCAGCAAACTCTTTCAATGCGTTCTCTTTGTATTCCTCATTATGTACGAGATCAACCACACCAGGAACACCTTGAAACCCATTTCTCTTTGCTTCTAACATAAGATATGTTTCTTCCTCGACATCAAAATCATCATAAAGTTCCCACATTTTTTCGTGTAAAGTCTCTATTAATTCTTTCTTTGTCTTTGGATTCTTAATTGTAATTTCAGTACACCAATCCTCATTGCAAGGGTTATCTCCTTGCATGCATAACTCAACTTCACCATTCTTTATTTCTGATATTCTAAAATCAAAATCTGTTCCGTCTGATAATTCATCAAGATATTTTTCTAATTTATCTGTTTTCATAAAATCAACCATCCTTTCCATTTGAAATTGCTATTTACTGTGCTTATACTTTATCTACATTTAAAAAATGATTTTGGTTCATCACCTGAAAAAGATACATTTAATTTTTTGCAAAAATTATATGGTCTGATATAGTCAATATTTTTTTCTATATTCACAATTTTTGCATTTCTCAGGACATTTTATTATATTCTTCGTCTTCATTTGTCTCCAATCTACTTAAATAATGTATGCTTACCATCTGCATCACGTTTCCATTCATACCCTGCAAACTCAAGAGCCTTCAAAGCTCCCATGTAATAACTCATGTCTTGCGGTCTTACATCTTTCATATTTGCAATCGTCCACCGTTCATCTAACCATTCTTCCGTTTGCTGCTTAATTATTTTTGGTGTTCTCTTCATTTTCATCACTCCGTTTCTTGTCCAAAATCTCCATGTTTTAATAGCTCTCCATTTCATTTTATGTTATACTTCATATAAGGAGTTGAGGACTTACACGGCTGCTGTCACAGCCGATGCCTCTCATTGTTAGTAGTTCTCTCTTATGTATTCCAAAGCTTCATCTTCTGTTGGAAACTTGATGTCTTCACCTGGAACATAAAAGTCACCGTATTTCTGATATGGTTTCATACTAACTTCCCTCCTTTATATGTATTTAGAAAAAGCAGAGATAATTAAATCTCTGCTTTAACTATCGCTATTCATTTATTCTCCCTTACAAATCCTGCATATCTCTCATTGCTTGATCCCATACTGAATCATCATTACATCCACAATCATTCCAAAAAATCTTTCCAAATCCAAAATATAGACAATCACAAGCATTCATATATGCATTCTGTTTTGCTTTATCTGTGTATCTATTTTTATATTGCATAATTAAATCCTCTCTATATACATTCCTTTATCAATTTGTACATTATTCTCTTATTTCTATAAACCCTTTCTTTTCTTGTCTTTTTATTATAAACACTTACACTAAATGTTTTTATTAAAAGTCCTCGATTTAATACAATTTGCTTTTCTGCATCATCTTTTAATATCATTGTTTCGACAGCTTCCATTTCACACCTCCACAATCTCAATACAGAAATCATCAGGATCATATTCACTGCCTTCAATGTCCCAATCATTCATATATTCTTCTTTTGCATCATTGGCAGCTTCTTCTGCTTCACCATAGGAATCAAATAATCCCCATTCAAAATCTCCACTATCTCTTAACTGACCGCCATCATAACTGATAATATATTTGAACATTTCAATCACTCTCCCTTACAATTTTTTAAATAATCAGCTTTCTGTTTTTTATATTCTGCTTCAATTTTATCTAGTCTTTTCTGCTCTTCATCGCACTCTTCTTGTGATTCAAATACATCATAGTAATGTGTATCTCCATCCCAACGAAGTCGTACAATTTTATTTTTCTCTTCATCCGTTAATTGATATACTTTGTACATTTTCATCACTCTCCATTCAGATTAGGACATAAACCAAGTCCACCATCAATTTCAGGTACTCTTCTATATGCTCCTCTATGCGGACACTCTTCTTTTTTGCATTCAGTACAATCGCATTTTTGATATTCCTCATAACTCATTTTCCAGTTTGTCTCTACAAACCGTTCTCTTGTCATCATACTAATCACTCCTTTAAACAATCCTTATCAACAACTGCAAATAATTTAATTTCCTCACCGACTTCACTTTCATCAAGTTCGAGATTGTCAAGCAGTTCTGCGAATGAATCATCTGTCAAATCTTCTCTATATAAATACACGTCATGTACTGTTGGAGTACACCACAAGTGTAATCGAATGAACTCAATCAACTCAATCAATTCACACTCATTGCATATCCGTCTTGCACACCTTACTAATGACTGAACAAAATCCTGTGTCATGAGTCCATTACCTTCGAGTTCTTCAATCTGATCATCGGTAATCTCTTTTACATTTCCCATTCCTTCATCCATGATATAGGAAATAACTGCATTTCCCATTCGTGAATCAAATTCCTCATCGATTATTTTTCCGATTTTTGTTTCATAATATGTCATATTTACTACCTCACTTTCTAAATAAACAGTTCTTTCTTTTGGTTTTATCCAACTGCTTTCCAATCAACTACCTGCTTATATCCGTCTGCCTGTAAGATATGAATTTCTTCATCCTTATCAAGTTCGTAATGATTTCTGAAAAATTCTTTTAATCCCTCTTCTCTTTCTGCTCTCCATAGTTCATCATGAGTGATTACATCTCCAAATTCTTCTTCGTCCGTTGTTACTGTAATATCAGAAATCTTTCCAAAATACATTGCTTCAAGTAAATCTGTATCCACATCTCCCATGACAATGTAATCTTGCCAATCTCCTTGGCTATACCCTCTGATTGTTCCAGTTTTAAAGGTGTCTTCTGGATAAAGAAGTCTAATTACATCAACCAGAATATCTTCTGTACATCTGCATTTATCATACATTTCTTTTAATTTTGCATTCACTTCATCAGATACATCCGTTGGATATTCGTCATAACAATCAATATCGTCCAAAATCTTTTTTGCATTCTGATACCATTCTGCCTCAGTACATCCTGTAAAATCTCTATTACCTGTAAGAACAACCTGTTCATCGAAGTTTTCACAACCACAATAATCTTTCCAACCCTGATTACTATTGTACAGCCACCATGTTCCATCGCCTGTGTTATCTATTTTGATTTCTACCATATCAATCAACCTCACTTTTTTCACAAGCAAGGTGGCTTATGCCACCTCACCTCTAATTCTCTTTGT